TCCACGCGAAAGCCGGCCGCATGCCAGTGGCCACCGCCCCCATAGCGCCGGGCGATGAGCGAGACGTCCAGCCCGGTCGAATCCGACCGCAGGCTGAAAGTCCTTCCCAGCGGTCCATCCCAGTAGCAGGCGGCAAACGGATGGCCGGTCGCCAACTCTCCCGCCGCCTCACTGGCCATCGTGGGCGGGAGATTCACGGCAGGGACCAGACAACCTCCGATCAACATCATGCGCGTCATCTTTGGCAGCAGCTCATCCAGGTCCCGCCGAGTTTTGCGCAGGATGGCCACGCCACCGTTGACCAAACCATCCAGGTTCGTGGAATCTGCCATCCAATAGTCATATAAATCGAAATCGTACGGGTACGAAAACAGGCCGGCCATAATTTCTCGGGTGCCGTCGATGCGGAACCGCCATAGATCCCGGTCCTCGATGTGGGCGAGCAGCGCCGGTGGCGTCTGGCTACCGAAAAAATACTGCCAGGTGATCATGCCCCCAGAATGGTCCAGATCAAACCGGGTGATGGCGCCTGGAAGGGAATCGAGATCTTCGGCGGCCGTGACGTGATGGTCCAGGATGGTAACGCTATCGGCCACCGCCACCATGACCTCGAGTACTGGCCTGGGATAGGAGAAGTCGACCAGGAACACGTCCCGACCAGAGACCTCGGGCGGGTCATCTCCGTAGCATCCGGCGTGGAAATCGACCTGTCCCAAGAAAGCCTTGCGAACGACCCACGCCGCCGCGAATCCATCGGCGCAATGACCGTGGTAAATGCACAGGGGGCGCGTCATGTCAGGACTCGACGAACACAACGGTGGTGGTCGTCCGCCCGACCGGAACCAGCCGGTACAATTGGAGATCCGCTCCGCAGTCGTAGGCCAGGGAAATCGCCTGCTGCTGCGCATCCGAAAGGGTTGGGCCGGCCAACTCTGGGTTGGGCATGGACGCCCCGAAAATGGCGTACATCGAACCATCGACAAGGACCGGGTCGTTGATGGGCTCGTCCGCTTCCGGCGCCGAGAAATCCTGATCGGTAGGATCGATGGAGGCGCGCTCAATCTTCTCATCTTCCCCAGCGTCTGTCTGTCTAGGCTCCTCTGCTGATTTCGTGTTGCGCAGGAAATACTCTTTTCCGGAAGCGGTCAGACTGTACTCGATGGACTGGTCAATTCCTGTGGTTCTTTTGACCAGGCCGTCTGACAACAGCGGTCCAATATTGCTGACGATCCGCCGCCGATCATCCCCGGTGACTTCCGAGATTTCCTCGGCAGTGGATGGCGAGTGAAAAATCGCCCCCATGACTCTGATACGCATGCTCATTGATTCTCTCCTGAAAAAATTACTGCTGAACCGGGCGCGTAGCCCGAAAACCGACGCCCAAAAATCCACACACCGACGTGGCAAACCAGAGGTGGAACGCGCCGGCGTCTTTTCCAGATCGCCATCCGCCGCCTCGAATGAGCGATCTGCCGGCAATTTCCCGGCGATCATCGGGCCGCCATCCCATGCCGGCGGTCAGGCGTGGGAATGGCGCGGTGGTCATGCTGGGGGAGTCCATTTCGATTGTCCGGCCGGTGCCGTCGATATCTCCCTGGAGGTCGTCAAAGACCCATGACGCCGCGTTTCCCCCAAAATCGCAGATCTTCTGATGGTTCGACAGCACCTTCCACCGGTTCTCGTCCGGATCTGGTGTCTGACAAACCCCGCTGATTGGTTTGTTCACGTTGCCCTTGCGGACGCCCTGAAGCAGCTTTCCTGATCCGTACTTCCGCCCGGTCCAGTTTTCGTTTTGCCGGCACACATCCCAGGCGATTGCAAGCCATTGGGTCTCTGTAATCATTCTCCATCCGCGGATAAAACAAGCTTCAAGCGCCGCGTGGAAGGAAATCATGGTCATGGGCGGCCGATCTGGAGTGATGTCCGCGCCCGAAGTTAACTGGTCAGGAGTGCACAGAAATTTCCCGACCTCGAATGCTGGCACGACCATTCCGCAGGGTAGAACCGTCTCCGGTACCGGGATGAAAAAGTCGTGCATCATTTCTCTCCGTGGCTGCTGGTTCCATGGCCGTCCATCCAATGGGTCCCTGGACTCCTGATCAGGGACCCCAGCCAGATGTCGGGGTCGTTCGTCAGGCGTTCCCAGGCCTCCTCTTCGAGGCGCTGCTGGTGCGCCCTTTGGTAACTGCCGATGGCCAACCAGCACACACAGAAGAAGATGAGGGCCGCGAGTACCAAGGCGGCAACGGAAATTTCAAGAATATTCATCTCAAATCCTCAGTAGAGATCCCTGAACATCAGGGACTCCACAATCGTTGCCGGTCGAGTTCCGGATTGATGCTGGACCATCGAGCCGGCGGGCATTAACTGCGGGGCGTCCATACCCATCAGGGCCTCTCCGTCATCGGTGCAGGTGGCTAGCATGGGGTGCTCATCCCTCAGCCCGTAGACGAGTTTGATCTGCTGGAGGGGCGCGAGAGTCTTCATTTCGTCGGCGCTTTGCGGAATTGGTTGCTGGCAAAAATGAACCCGGCCTCGAAGGCGTCGAACTTCGCGGTGCCCGGTTTGTACCGGTTCATCGCGGTGTAGGGGGGCATATGAAGCCCGATCCTGGTGCGCATGCCGCGCCGGTAGGCCTTCGATTTTTTTGAGGGCGCCAGACGGTTGATGCGCTTGAAAGCGGTTGAAATCAGTCGTGATCGCAAGTCTTGGAATCGTCTCATGGGAGATCTCCTTGAGAGGGGGCGCCCGCGCCCTTGGTAAGGAGGCGCGGTCGTTTGGGTTAGGCGGCGTCGAACTCTTCGGCGTCTGGGTTGATCGTCTAATCGTCGTCGGTCAGGTCGTCGGTCTCGACGATGTCGACGGTGTCGACGGTGGCCGTTTCGGTTTCAGTGGGGGTTGTTTCGGTTTCAGTGGGGGTTGTTTCGGTTTCGGACATGGAAGTACTCCTTTGGATTGAGGTAGGTAGGTGCCACACTCTGGTGGCCGTCACGGTGGTTTTTTGCGCTGTTGCCTGGCCGCACTGGGTGCTGTCACCTCACGCTGAGGATCACCGTTTGCTCGCTGCTCTGTGGCTGGCCGCAGGGGTCCCGCCTGCAGTGGTGTTTCCTTTCTTCTCCGCCCAGACAAACCCCGGCGGTCGGGCTGGCCAGCTTCGGTGACGGGCCTACCTTGCGACGTGCAAGGTACGTCGCTGCTGCCGGCCGTAAACGCTCCATGCCTTGCATCACGAGCGTTCCCATAAGCCCGTCACCGAAGTCGACTCCNTTGTAAATCGTCCCGGCGTGTCCCGCCGATGGGTCTGCGTAGCTCAGCAGATGCCGCACGTCTTTGTGGTGCCGCTTTATGTACTTCACGCTTTGCCCTATCAGCCACGTCTCGGCGTTTCGAGGTATTTCGTCCAGCAGGTACACCCTCGCAAGCTCCCAAACTTTCCCGCCGTACCGCTTGTCGGCCTCTCGCGGCGGTGCCGAGTAAACAATGCAACCTATTGGCTCCCCGTTCCGCTCTGCCACAAGGCACAGCAACACAATCGCCGGGCGCTTCGCTAGGTAGTGCGCCTTAATAAAGTCATCAACCTCCGTAATTGAACACTTCCGCACTGAACACGCCTTGCGCCAGTCCGAGTTAAAAACCGGCATAACAAGTCGGTCAAGCGGACATTCATTCCGCTGCGCTTCATTCATGCCGCTTACCTCTAGCGTTAGGTGGCTCGACTGATGCGTTCGGCCTCTTCATTCCAAGCGGCAANATGTCCAGCCGAATGTCACTGCTGGCTTGCCCATTGCGAGGAAGAGTTACCTGGGCTGTGATGCACTTGGAGTCGATGGGGGGATAATCGCAAAGGCGCTTACTTTTGTCAAGCGCATTTGCGTTTATTGGCGCAAAAAAATACCGCCTCGGGGGCGGCCAGGGTAAGGGCGTGGTTGCCTAGGTAAACCTATCGTAGGACTGATCAGGGAAACGGCGGATGAGATGCTCGCGTCAGATTCCCCTAGCCGAACGACGTTGGCTGACATCTCTCTATCCACCGCATCATGGAGTTGCTTCAAGTCCTATCGGCGCTTTGGCCCTTTGCCCTCGACCAGCCAAAGCGCCTCAACGCATAGCACATGCGCAATCATGGGCAAAGGGGTTGCGCCTTTGTTGCGCCCTCGCTCGATGCTGGCCACTGTCGTCTGCCCGCAATGCGCCAGCTTCGCGAGTGGGCCTGTGACAACCTTGCAGCTTCCCGAGCTTCAATCAACCGTTCTCGTATCGTGCTCATAGCGCAATTGTGATACAAAGATTAAGCGCAAAACCACTTGCAATGCAAGCGCAAATGCGCTTATGATTCGATTCATGGACTGGACATCAATCATTCAAGACCTCATCGACTCTGGCCTGACTCAGGCGCAGATTGCCAAATTGGCACTCACCGGCCAGAGTCACATTTCAGGGCTTTACAGAAAAGAACGGCTGAACCCAAGCTGGCCGCTTGGAGACAGGATTCTGTCTCTGCACAAGTCAAGGTGTGGAGACGAGAAGGAAGCCGCATGACCGACATGATGAACGTCGCCATTTTCAACTTGGCCAGCGCCGCATGAGCACCCACCACACCCACCCCGCCGTGCCGGCGATTGCTGTGGCCATTGCTGCGGTCGCCTTGGCGTACCTGTTGTCGTGGGCGCTTTCATGAATGTCTCCTCCAGCGCGTTCGGACAAGCCGCGCTGGCTTCAGCCCTCCCAGATCTGATTCTGGGAGGGCGTTTTTTCCAAAATTGAAGATGGCCAGACCTTCTACCGGACGGCGGAACGAAATCAAGATGTACGTCGATGACGAGACGTACGACGCTTTGTTGCTCACCGTGGAATCCTCCTCGTATTCATCCATCTCCGAGGCAGCGGCCGTTGAGCTGAAGGCTCGGCTGCTCGGGTCGATCTGGATGGTACGGAAACTCGTCGAGCGAAGCCGCCGGCTACCGGCCGTTACCGTCCCTGCAGAACAACCAGAAAGAAGACCATGATTTGTGAGCTTTCCGAGCAGGCCGCGCGGGCGCTGCTGTCTGCCGCGGCCGATTTTGAGGTAGATCACGAGGAGCTACTGGGGATTTACGTGCTGATGGGCACGAACGGGATCACGCACCCGGAGGTGCTGGCCTTCTGGCTGAGGGTCAGTAAGGGGCAGGCAGGGTCGGTTTGATCATTCGATGATCAACTTCCCCGCCATTGCCAGCGCGGCGCTGAATGTTGCCGAAAGCTTGCTCGCAGAGTGGCTGCCCGGTGGCAAGCGCGAGGGCCACGAGTGGAAATCGATCAATCCCACGCGGGCGGATCGTCGCGCGGGGTCTTTCTCGGTGTCGATCACTACGGGCGTTTGGGCGGACTTCGCCACAGATGACCGGGGCGGCGATCTGGTGTCGCTTTACGCTTACCTGTTCACCGGGGGTGACCAGGTCGCGGCGGCGCGCGAGCTGGGCGAGAGGCTGGGGTTCCCTGTGCAGACAGCATCGCCGGCGGCGCCGGAGGATGAGAAGCCTAACCGGCGTACGCGATGGGTCCCGGTGACGCCGGTCCCTTCGGATGCGGAGCATCCGCCGAAGGCGCACCTGGTGCGGGGCGTCCCGCAAGCACAGTGGTGCTATCGCGACGAGTCCGGGCAGGTGCTGGGCTACGTCTATCGATTCATCACCAGCGATGGCGGCAAGGAAGTGCTGCCGTTGTCGTGGTGCCGGCACGAGGTCACGGGCAAGTGCGCCTGGCGCTGGATTTCGTTTGCCACGCCGCGCCCGCTCTACGGTCTGGATCGCCTGGCCGATCGCCCTGATGCAACGGTTTTGGTCACCGAGGGCGAGAAATGCAGCGATGCGGCTGCGGAAGCTTTGCCAGACCTGGTCAGCGTATCGTGGCCCGGTGGGGGTAAGGCGGTGGACAGGTCGGACTGGTCCAAGCTGGCCGGCCGTAAGGTGGTGCTTTGGCCGGACTGCGACGCGCAGACGCACAAGCATACGCAGGAGTTGCTTCCGGAGGATTCTCAGCCGGGATGGGCGACCATGAACCGGGTCGCGGCCATTCTGACGACGTTGGGCTGCAAGGTCTGGAGGGTGCGCATCCCCGTTCCGGGAGAGCGTAAGGGCGGCTGGGATGTCGCCGATGCGATTGAGGAGGGGCTGACGGGGGCGGAGCTGGCGTCATGGGTGCGCGATCGTCTGGAGACCTACGAGCTTCCCGTCGATCCTGCACCCGGAAAATCTGCCGCGCGAAAGGCTGGCGCAGGCGGCTTGGAGGATGCGGGGAGTGATGTCGCTGAGGATGCGAATCAGGCGCCGGGAAACTGGCGGCGCACCTTGCTTTACACGCAAAAGGGCGAGCTGGCTGCGTGCCTCTCGAACGTGTATGACATCTTGCTGAATTCTCCGGAATGGCAGGGTGTACTTGGTTTTGACGAGTTTTCGGCACGCACCCACAAACGTTTGCCAGCGCCATATTTCGGGGGAGAGCCCGGAGAGTGGACCGCAGCAGATGATTCTCAAACGGCCATGTGGATGACGAGGAAGTTTCGCTTTGCACCGTCTACTGCCCTGGTCGCTGAGGCGGTTGAAACCCTTGCGATGGCCTACCCCTATCACCCGGTGCGTTTGTGGCTGCGTGGGCTGCCGCAGTGGGACAGAATTGACCGTCTGGAGTCGTGGCTGGTGGACTACGTGGGGGTCAAGGATTCCGCGTACTCTCGCTTGGTGGGGAAGTGGTTCTTTATCGGGATGATTGCCAGGGTGATGCGCCCCGGCGTGAAGTTTGACTACTGCCTGGTGTTGGAAGGGCCGCAGGGTAGGTGCAAATCCACGGTGGCGTCCACGCTGGGGGGGGCGTGGTTCGGTGATACGGACCTCGACTTGCAGAACAAGGATGCCATGTCCGCCTTGCGCGGCAAGTGGATCTACGAATTTCCCGAAATGGGATCGGTGACGCGGGTGGAGGCGAGCAAGCAGAAGTCGTTTTTGTCGCGCCAGTTCGACGAGTTCAGGCCGGTATACGGTCGCAGGGAAATCAAGCTGTCTCGGCAGTGTGTGTTCGTCGGTACGACGAACGAATGGGAATGGAACAAGGACCCCACAGGCGGCCGCCGGTTCTGGCCGGTTGAGGTTGGGGAAATCAACATCGGGGCGCTTGCTGAGATGCGAGAGCATCTTTTCTCGGAAGCGCTTTGCCGTTTCGAGGCCGGTGAGAAATTTTGGCCGAGTGCGGATGAGCAGCGCACGCTGTTCGATCCTGAACAGCTTGCTCGCGAGCAGCCGGAGAGTCTGATCGACGCGCTGCACGATTGGGTGTTTTGCCAGGTGTCTGATTTTTCGCTGGCGGATGCGGTGATGTCGGGCCTGAAACTCGACGCTTCAAAGCTGACGCGGGATTTGACGACACGCGTAGGGGTTGCGCTGAGGAAGTTGGGGTGCGAGCGCGTGGAGCGTCGCAACGGAATGATCCGGTTCTGGTACAAGCCCCCCGTAAGAAATGGGGCAAAGTCGAAGGCCGAACAGTCTGTGGCGCCAGCGCAGCTTGCGTCATCTGGAGAGCGACATGTGCCATTTTGAGCGCTCATTTGCCATACCTGTTCCATACCTCGATAAGAGGTATGGAACCCTGGAAGCCTTGCGCAGCAAGGGGGTTCCATACCTTCCATACCTTCCATACCTTTTTCCTCGCCCGCGTGCACGTGCGCGTACACGTACGCGCGTGTACCTGCGCGCGCACGCAGCCGTATTTTTTAGTATGGAAGGTATGGAAGGTATGGAAGGGCCAGTTGCAGCAAGGGTTTCAGGGTTCCATACCTCGGCTTCCTGGTGTGGAAGGTATGGAACCGTGACGAGGGATTTGCCATGCAGGAACTGATTGACAAGATGCGTGCAGACTGGAGCGTCGTCGCGGCGCACCGGGTTGCCGCGAAGGAATGGACCAAAGAAGACGAGATCGAAATCGGCCAAGCGATCAAGGCAGCGATTGATGCCAAGGACCGCAACGCGATCGCTTGTTGGTCGCGCTGGCTGGCCGATTTGTCCGCGTGGGTGACTGCCTGGAATCTGATCTGCAGGGGTTCTGAGGCGGCCATGCGGGCGGCAGCAAAGGAACATAAAGCCAATGGGAATCAGGAGAAAGGGAAGCAATGAACGGCAATCAAGCAGTCTTCGACTCGACACGCGCTGCCGTTGTTTTCGCCTTCAACTTCTCGACGCAGCAATACGGGGAATCGCTCCTTGCGAAGCTGCGGCGTGGACACGCTGGGTCATGTAAGGGCTTGGTCGGGATGGATGGCGCCGGGCAGGCCGGAATGGTGCTGGCTCAGATCGATCGGTTGGGTCCGACAGAGCGGGCAGCCCTCATTGCCCGGTTTTCTCCGCGCGCTGAGCCGTGCCCGTGTTGCGGCGGCGAGAAGCCGATTGCGCTGTGGCGTGAGGCGGTGGAGCATCTGGCATCGGTGTGCATCCCGTCTGGCGTATCGAACATCAGGTGTCGGCGTGAGCTGGTCGCGAAGCATTTCGGCCTCAACGTTCGGATCGTCGATCTGGCGGATCGGTATTCGATGAACCGGAACACCGTTGGTGAGCATTGGCGCGTGCTGGCACGTCGGCTATCTGATATCGAGGCGCAGGCACAGACCCTTTTGGATGAGGCGCTCAGGCGCTATAATATGGTAGCTGACGCAGGAAATGCTTGACATGCAACCCGTGCATGGTTTAGAGTCAAATCAGATACACGTCATATCTGCGACCAAAGCCCCGCAATCATTGGATGCGGGGCTTTTTCGTTGGTGGTTGCCATGCCGATAGCTGCACCACGACCGTGCGGGCATCCGTCCTGCGGTCGGCTTGTGCGTGATGGATCAGGCTACTGCCAGTCCCACCAGGCCGACAGGAAGGCCGGCACCTTTGCCGACAAACGTCGAGGCAGCCGACATCAACGTGGGTA